CGCCTGCAGTCGCTTTCCTAGACTGGTCTTATTTCATCTGTCGGCTTTGTCTATAGAACGATTAAAGATTAGTATTATTGTGATTTATTCAGGCAAAACAATTCATTCAAAACAATTCATTACCACATTTAATCGTGAGTTCAAACCAAGCTTTTTTCTGAAATGAGCTATAAAATAAAAGAAGTCCGTAGATGACGTATCTACGGACTTCTTTTGGCAATATCTGCCAAGATATTGCAGGGGCAGAGAGCGCAAGTGCGAACAAGCTGTTTGCGGTATATTCAGAATGGTGTGAGCAATACTGCGAGTATCGTATGAGCAGCACGAAGTTTGGTATGGAGATGTCAAAGAGGTTTCCGAAGCTTCGTACAAAAGCAGGCTATGTTTATATGGGAATAGCTTTAAGTCAGATACCTCAAAGCAGATTCACCGTAAATTATTGATGTATAGTGGTGTATACGATGTATACCTTTACCCCTAAATAAAAAAGTATTTTATAAATTATATAGTATAATATAAAATTTTAAAATACCCCTCATACTAAGCACCAATTAAAAACTATACAAAAAATTGAGCATAATCTTGCGTATATGGATTATGCGATGATTTTTTGTCTATAGTTTTATTGGTGATTAGTATCAAACCATACACCCTATACACCAACCCTACACCGAATATCAAAAAGAGTGATAAATTTTGACCGAGCAGGAGCTTAAAAGACTGAAACATCAGGCATACGACGGCAGCATTAACATCGACCCTCTTCCCGCTCCCGAGTACAGATACTTTGACCGTATCCGCAGACTTTACAAAAGATACAAGTTTGACAAAAATATGCCCAAGGATTTTGCTGAACGTATGAAACGTATAGCGTTCTCTGAATATATGCAGGACATTGAAGAGCACAAGAGGTACACTTCGATGTATGCACAGTATCAGTACAACATTAAGCAGGCGGGCACTCTCAGGAGCGAGCTTGAAAAGTCTGACGATATTTACGATATCGCCGACAAGGCAGTAATGATAGTGGGACTGCTCACGGGAGATCTGGGACTGAGGAAGAGAATGAATACAAAATTAAAAGGAGTGACAAACTATGAGGACATACATACCAAAATATCTTGACAAAGAGGTTTACAAGCGTGTGCTTTCCGTGGCACGCAGCTATGAGGATAACAAGCGCCGAATAAAGTCCATCGAATTTGACAGGATATACAGCACACCTGACTGCACTGTGCATGGCAGCGGGATATCCAAGCCTGTTCAGTCTGTAACGGAGCAGATTGAAAAGCATACTGCTCTGCTTCAAAAGCGGGTTTCTGCTGTTGACAGAGCACTTGCGGTATTTCCGGATCACGAACAGCGCTTTATTATGCAGAATGTCTGCGGAAGCACTCCTATGATATATTGTGATACACTGAACTGTGAGCGCACATGTCAGACAATACGCCACGATTTTCTGATAACTCTTGCAACCGAGCTTGGAGAAATTCTTTAAATCGGTGCGGGTACGGGGCAATTTTCTGATGTATTATTATATCATGCAAAGAATGCAAAATCGCCTGCTCGGCACCTCACGGCCGTCAGGCGATATTCTTTGCTGATTTTTCTCCATTTTTAGCATTTTTTAAATTAGTTTCCAAATTTTGTTGACATATTTGTTTTTTTGTGATATTATGTAGAAAATATTTTACGTGAGGTGTAACAAAAATGAAAAAGCCAAATTTTTTAGTTTCAGCAATTCAAAAAACAATTTTTATCATTTCACTCATCATGTTAGCTGTGGGAATCACAATGATATTTTTTGTCAAAATTTCGGAAGAAAAATACACCCCTGATATGGGAAGCTTAATAGGCAGCACTTTAGGCGGCATAGGAACGCTTGTAGCTGTAATGTTTACCATAAAAGATAACGCTGAACGTGATGAAAAAACTAAAATAAACAGTGCTATGCCATATTTAGATGTATTTAACCTAAATAGCGGTAATAACATCAATAATAATTACAACACAAATTATCAACTTCTTATAAACAATAATATTCTTGAGCAAAAAAAGGACCTTGATACAGGCAACGCAAAATTCCGTCTTGAACTCATAATAAAAAACATCGGATTAAACACTGCTACTAACATAATTATAACTCTTCAGCATAATGGACATAAGTATTCATCCACAAATCCATTTTCATTAGAGAAAAGCATATGCTCAAGAAGAGATATCATATTTTTTGAGGATTGTTTTTCATCTGACGAAATAGAAGGCATCTATGAGATAATCTTGACCTTTAAAGATCTATATGGCACCAATTACACTCAATCATACTCTTTTGAAATAGAAAAAAATAAATATGATGCGTACTCTCCTATAGATTATATTGCTTATAAATCCAGTCCTTCCATAATATTAAAATAGTAAAAAACTAAAATCCATGCTGCGACTTAATTGCTCGGCATGGATTTTTTTATACTCCAAACCAAGCAGGTGGTGACCCGTGAATGAAAAAAAACTAATACCGCAGTCTCACGAGCTAACAGTCGAGGAACAGTCGAACGGCGGCAAGGCATCGGGTGAGGCAAGGCGGCGCAAAAAGGATATGAAGCAGAAGATGAAGGCTCTGCTTGAACTTCCCGCTGCTGCCAATGACAGGGAGCAGCTTGAAGCTCTCGGTGTTTCTCCCGATGATATGGACAACGAGATGGTGCTTGTTATGTCTATGTTTCTCAGTGCTGCTCAGGGCGATACAAAGGCGTTTGACAGGGTGATACAGATACTCGGCAAGGATATTGCGCACGAGGAGCTTGCCCTTAAAAAGCGTAAGCTTAAGCTTAAGGAAGAATTTCCCGGGGATAACGGCTTTTACAGCGGCTATATGGACAGGTGGCAGGACATTTACGAGGGTCGCCCCAAATGGCGTGAGGTGAAGCGTGCGGGGCTGAACAGGGGCACTGTGCGGCAGATGAATATGCTGAACACGGCAAAGATTTTATGCGATGAATTTTCACACAAGTGCTTTGCGGAGCAGGTGGACATATCCTGCGGGGCAAAGGAATATGACGACTTTATCCTTGATTTCCTCTGTCGTGAGGGGTTCTGGAAGAATATTCCCCGACTGCTTTCGGCGGCGTTTGCTCAGGGCGGCTGTGTTCTGAGAGAATACATAGAACGGGGCAGGGTGCGGCTCTCGTTTGTTGAGGGGCGGCAGTTCTACCCATTGAAATGGGACAACAGGGACATTACCGAGGGCATTTTCGGCACGGTATCAGCCAAGGGCAAATATTATTACACGTTATTCGAGAAGCATTCCGTCAAGGATGATGATATCCTTGTGGAGTGCTTTTTGTTTCGTTCTTCTGACCCCAATGCTCCGGGTGACAGAGTGCCGCTGTCGGTGCTTTATCCCGATATGGCAGACACGTTCACATATGCTATGGACACTCCCCTGTTTCAGTATTTCAAGACCGATTTTCCAAGCAACATTCCCACGGAGCTGCCTTTGGGTATCAGCTGCTTTGCCAACTGCGAGGACACGCTCAAAGCCCTTGATGTGGCGTTTGACAGCTTTGCCCGTGAGTTTGTTCTCGGAAAGAAGAGAATAATCGTGCCAAGCTCCTGCATTCGTACTGTGGTCAATCCCGAGACAGGAAAGACAGAGCGGTATTTTGACGCTGATGACGAGGTTTATCAGGCACTGAAATGCGATGAGGACAAGGACCTGAAAATCACCGACAACACTGTGGAGCTGAGAATTTCAGAGCACGTTGACGGCATAAATGCTCTGCTGAATATCCTCTGCTTTCAGGTGGGGCTTTCTCCCGGCTCGCTGTCATTCGACAAGGCGGGCGGAGTTAAGACCGCAACCGAGGTGGTTTCCGAGGAAAACAAGACGGCTGTTACGATACGCTGTCAGAAAAATCTCCTCGTTGAGTTCATTGAGGAAATGTGCAGGGCTGTGCTCAGGCTTGCGATGATCACGGGTGAAGTTCCGAACGGTGATCTTGAGGTCACTGTGGCGTTTAAGGACAGCGTTGTTATTGATGACAACACGCTTATCGCAAACAACATCAGTCTTGTAACGGCGGGGCTAAAGTCAAAGATTTCTGCCATTATGGAGGTTATGAAATGCGATGAAGAGGCGGCAAGGCGAGAGCTTGAACGGATAAATGCCGAGAGTGCTGTCATGGGCATATCGGACGGCGAGGGGCTTATCGGCGGTGATATGAATGACAAGGGAACAGTATGACGAGCTTTCGGCGCCTCTGGTGCGGGTACTGCTGGATATGGAAGACGATATCCTGCGGGAAATTGCGGCGCAGCTTTCACGGGACGGAGATATTTCCGACACGTCAAAATGGCGGATAAGGCAGCTTGCAAGGGCAGGACGCTTCGACAAGCGGGCGGCGGCTATCATTGCGGGATATTCTGAGGTCGAGGACGGTCAGGCTATGGACGCTGTTCTGACGGCGGCTGAGACTGAGATAGGATATCTTGACAATGCGGTGCAGGCGGCGAATGCTGCGGGGCTGACGGAATATTTCTCGGACATTCCTGCGGAGGAATCGGCTCTCGGTGCGGCCAAGGCTTTCCAACGGCAGGCGGCGAGCGACCTTAACCTTGTGAACACGGTCATGGGGTACAAGGCAAAATCGGCGTATGTGAATGCTGTGAATGCCATTTATCGTGACACTGCCGAGGGCAGACAGGGCGCTCTTGACATTATGGGCAAGGGTGCGGCAAAGGCTGTATCGGGGCAGATGTCCTTGCAGGAAGCGACACGCAAGACTATACGTGAGCTTGCTCAAAAGGGCATTCCCGCTTTCGTTGACAAGCGTGGGCGTGAATGGTCTCCCGAGGCTTATGTTATGATGGATATGCGGTCAACGCTGGGAAACACGGCGAGGGCTGCGCAGGACGCACGATGCGACGAATACGGGATAAACCTTATCGAACTAAGCTCACATCTGGGCGCACGTCCCAAATGTGCCATTGACCAAGGAAAAATTTATTCCCGTGACGGCACAAGCGGAGTAACCACAGACGGCGCAGGAAATAAAATACATTTTACGCCTTTTTCTCAGACGAGTTACGGACAGCCTGACGGAATACTCGGTATCAACTGCGGGCACGTTCAATATCCATTTGCAGAGGGCATCAATTTTCAGCGATATTTTCCCTATCCCAAAGAGGAAAATAACAGGCGGTATATGCAGTTTCAGCAGCAGAGAGCTATGGAACGGGGCATCAGAGCCGCCAAGCGTGAATGTATGATGCTGCAGGAGGTGGGCGACACTGAGGGCTTGCAGAAGGCTTCCTTGCGGCTCAGAAACCAAAAGGAGAAGTATTCCGCTTACTGCAAGGAGACGGGGCTTAAACAGCACAATGACCGCACTCAGGTTTATGGGTATGACAGGAGCAAGTCGAGCAAGACGGTTTGGGCGGAGAGGAAGGCGAAATCAGGGCTTGACAATGGCAGCAGAAGTGGTATAATGAACATGACCACAAACGCAAACGGTACCCCTGTAAAAATCGTTAAAAGGACTGACCTTACAGGCGAACCCAACAGCATTACCCAAAGAGAAAATACCAAGGGCGGGATCGACAGAAACTATTATGATGGAAACGGCAAGCAGACCAAGCAAGTTTCAAATCATGATCATGGCAATCCCAAAAACCACCCGTTTGGCAAAAACGGTGAACACGCTCACGATTATTCATATGATGAAAACGGAGATGTAACCCGTAGTGAAGCCCGAAATTTAACAGATGAGGAACGCATGGAAAATGGTGATATACTATGACAGCTAAAAAAATAAAAAGCAGAATAAGTGAAATAGCATCACATTTCACATTTGAATTCAACGGCAAATCCTGTGGCGTTGACCCGTTTTCAAAAAACAAATTCGATATGTGGTGCGGTGATAACACTTTAACCGTCAACAGCATTGACGATGTTATGGATCGCCCTTTTTTTGACGGAAAATGCTTATCGGAAATTTGCGGAGATATAAAGATAATCGACTTTTGATCACCTTACACAAGTAGGGTGATTTTTTATTGGAGGAGTGAGAATGTGGAATATATTTCCGAAAGAATAACCAATATTTCAGAGCTTGAAAAAACACTTGAACTTCTGAATATAAAATCACAGCTCTTAAAACAAAGCACCTGTATTTCCGACATACAGGCGCTTGCTTCCGATATAGCTTCTCTTTCTGAAAAAGCTGCTGGGTTTGAGTTCAGGATCGAGAAGAGAAAGGTTATTCTATCCGAGTGATTTTTTGAGTATTGATTTCTTCGGGAAAAGCCTTCAGCAACGGACATTGCAGATATTCAAGGCATCTGAGCAGTTTATACTCTGTCTCCTGCTTATGCAGGGGAAGCTTGCTGTTCTCAACAATCGGACAGGAAGCAGATTTGAATTTTCCCACACTTGAATCCATATCATCGGATAAATAATATTTTCCAAGCAAACAAATATCAATTCCCCATTTAGGACAATGTACCGGCTTTGGGATTTCGATATAGCGAACCATTAAACACACCTCCTTCCTTATGCTGATTATATCACGATTGGAATGAGAGGTCAATTAACCGCCCTTGAATAAGGCGGTTTTCTTATGCCCACACAAGCGTTTTGCAGTTGACTGCAAGGCGCTATTTTTATGCCAATCACGTTTTGTTGGCTCCACCAAAACATAAACCCCTCGAAATCGAGGGGGTAAAAAGTAAATCGGCAGCTTTCGGGCTGCTTTTTTTATGCCCTAAACGTGCTTACGGCGTTAAACTGAGGACGGAAAAACAAGCCGACAGGCTATAAACGGAGGTAATCATAATGGCAGAAACAAACACAACCGTAACCGAAACCAACAAGGCTGAAAATGGCTCCACGGGAGCCTACGGAGGTGATCCCACACAGGCTGTAAAGGGCGGAGCAAATCTCCCTGAAAAGGCTGTATCTACGTCTGAGCCTGAGCAGACGGCAAAAACATTTACCCAGGCAGAGGCTCTGCGAAAAAATCTCTGTAAAAACAATCAACCGCAGAAAAATGACTTTGTGGTAAGAGCGGCTGATCGGTCGCTCTCTTTCCTTTTTCAGTATAAATTGAATACTGCCGTTTGTCAAGCTCACGATGCAAAATATCCTGATTTCACTGCGCTGCACTCCGTTGCATCAGGATATTTTGCGGCGGCATCAGTTCAGCCTATCCGGATACATTATCTCAAGCTCACCGAGCACCTTGCCCCAGTTTTTTAGCGGCATCGTCCATTTTTTGGATATCTCCGTTGTTGCCAGATACAATGCTTTAAGCAGTGCTGTATCGCTCGGAAATACGCTCCTCTGCTTGTTCAGACGGCGAAAGCCGCTGTTAAGGCTTTCAATGGCATTGGTGGTGTATCAGTGACCCGCTTAAGATGCTCCAATGCTGCTTTTTCGGACGGTGCCTGATATATGGTCTTAAGGTCATTGGCAAATTCCTTCTTGTTTTTTTCTCCTGCACATTTCAGTGTATTTCTCACCTGATGGACAATGCAGCGCTGCAATTCTGTCTGCGGATATGCAGCTGCTACTGCTTCTTTCATTCTGGAAAGCCCGTCGGCACATATCACAAGAATATCCTTTACACCACGATTTTTCAGCTCATTCAGCACTCCCAGCCAATACTTTGCGCTTTCATTTTCACCGATATGTATCGATAATACTTCCTTATGACCTGTAAGACTTACTGCCAGTATAACATAAGCCGCAAGCTTTTTTATCTGACCGTTATCACGGACAGAAAAATGAACTGCATCAATGAATACGATAGGATATACTTCATCAAGATGGCGATTCTGCCACTCTTCTATCTGTGGGAGCAGCCTGTCGGTAATATCCGACACCATTCCGTCACTTACTTCAAAGCCGTAAATATCCTCAATATCCTTCGCTGTCTTGATATCATACTCCTGCAGCAGTCCTGCTATGATGTTCTTCTTGCCCTCGCTCATTGGCTCTCGTTTTCTTCTTCCCATATATTTTCGTCCTCCTGTGTTATTTCTATTTTACCACAGTTCTTCGTTTTTTTACAGACTTTTTTTCAAAGGGTCAGAGTAGCTATCTTATAAGTAATATATGTGTAGTAAAATGTGGGTAAAACAACGTAAATGCGTGGTTTGAAGCTATACCTTGGGTACAGAAGTTACACACATTTATACACAATTTTTCTTGCCTAAAATGCGGATAATCGTCATAATAAGGAGTTACTATGGGTAGGATGATAAAAAGCAAAAAACCACACAAACGGCTTGTTTGCGTGGCTTTTCGCGATATTTGGCAGGGGCAGAAGGATTCGAACCCTCGGCACGTGGTTTTGGAGACCACTGCTCTACCAGCTGAGCTATACCCCTAAAAGTAAAATTG